GAAGACGGCAAGGTTCTGAAAGGACCAAACTATCAACCCCCTACCCTCACTGATCTCGTTTAATAATGTCCGCCACTACCAAAGAACTCGTCGCTCGTACTGGGCGCGTACAGTCATGGATTGACGACCCCACCTCCCGCCTTCCCGTTTCCTGCACTGTCTTTGTGGTGGAGGATTCTATGGAAGGTGCTAATGGAATCGAAGCCAGCTGGAGATTCGTCTCTCATGCACTCCGATATGGAGCGGGAGTTGCAGTCCATCTATCAAAGCTCCGAGCCAAAGGAGCAGAAAATGAAAAAGGTCTTGTTGCTTCTGGACCTGTATCGTTCGCACGAATCTACTCAACCCTAAATGAAACACTCCGTAGAGGTGGTGTTTACAAGAATGGCGCTGTTGTGTGCCACCTTGACCTTAATCACCCTGACATTCTGGAGTTTATCCAAGCTAACCGAGCTGAGCTCCCCTGGGTCAAACGGTGCGTCAACATCAACGACTATTGGTGGGAAGAAGCTACTGCTAATGTAAAAGCCGCCCTGCTTCAGGGTATCCGCCAGGGTGACATCTGGCTAAACAAAACTAAAGTTGATGCTTATGGAAAACGAATCCGTGGTAACGTCTGCCTTGAGGTTTACCTGCCGTCACGAGGAACTTGCCTGCTGCAGCATGTCAATCTCGCTGCCTGTGACGTCGAAGACATCGCACCGGCTTTCGTTGCAGGTATGTCCGAGCTGTGCAGTCTCCATAGCCGGACAGGCGTTGGAGAGTCTGGAGAGTACTTGCCACCCGAAACAGATCGACAAGTCGGACTGGGGATGCTCGGACTTGCCAACCTCCTACGAAGGTACGGCGTAACGTACCAACAATTTGGTGATGCTCTTGCTACCGTTAACAGCGGTGAGCAAGTGAAAGAGTTCACCCCCGCAATCACCCTTGCTCTTGAATTCCAAAGTGGTGTCGCACAAGCTGCGTCGATTGCACGAGTTAACAACATGGATCGTGCCTTCGCTATTGCTCCTACTGCTTCATGCAGCTATCGGTACAAAGATCCCGATGGCTACACCGCTACTCCCGAAATTGCCCCTCCCATTGCCCGTCAAGTAGACCGTGACAGCGGTACATTTGGCGTCCAAAGCTATGACTATGGCGACGTTGAAATCGCTAGCGAAGTTGGCTGGGAAGCATACACTAAAGTTGCAGACGGTATCATGCGTATGCTTGATAAGACCGGACTACTGCACGGCTATAGCTTCAATAGTTGGTCTGATGTGATCACCTATGACGAAGCGTTTATTGAAGATTGGTTGAAGTCTGACCAAACCAGTCTCTACTATTCGCTTCAGGTAATGGGCGACACTCAAGACAAGACTAGTGCCTACGCCGCATTGGATGAGTCTGAGGTTGACGATTACCTGGAGTCTCTTTTGAATGATCCTGCTCCTGATTGTAATTGCGGCGAATGAACCCTTACGATAAACTACTTTCACGTAAAAGAACTTGGACACCTGTCCAGACCACTGCTGGTCAAGTGATGGAGGGTGCGGAGGAAACTATCTTCCGTGCCTTGGCTATCCGCCATATGGAGTTGCCAGTGGGCGACTTTATTAAAGACGCTATTGAAAATGAAATTCCACCGGCTTCGCACCGTCTACTCCTATCCAACATTAAGGATGAGGAAAACCACGACCTTGCATTGGGTTACATCGCCAACGCTCTTGGCGTGGATGAAGAAGCTGAGAAAGAAGCAGTACGGCTCCGCGATGCCTGGATTGCACATCCAGATCACACGCTACTCAAAGCGCTTGTTGCCGAGCGTGCGGTGTTTTTCGTCCTCCTTCCCTTTTTCCGTTTCACTGGAGACGCTGGTCTTCGGACTGTAAGCGCTGACATCTCTCGTGATGAACAAGTCCACGTCGCTACAAATAGCTTGGTATGTCGTGAGCTTGGGCTCGATTGGAGTCCCTCTTTGGATAAGCTCCGTAAGGCAACCATTAATTGGGTGATGCAACCTCTTAAATATTCACCTAATAAATATTTGAACAAAAAATTTTGGCTTGATTCTAGCGACCGCCTGATGTATGAAGGCAAAGCACCAGAACTTGCTGACACCAAGCGTGCCCGTATGCCTGCATTTTTTGAGCACGCTAATCCTAACCTTCCACAGTATGCATAACTATGGGCGCACTACGACAACAAATGCTAGACAAAGAACGTAACGATTTTTACAAGTCGTCTACGGAACGCATGACTAACATGCAAAAACAACTAGATGACATTTCATCTATGTATAAAAAGCAGCAAGAACGTCGTGCTAAACGTCGTGCTAGCTATGGTGCTGCTACCGTTGGTCAGCAGATGGGTGGCGGTGCTGGCGGTGGCTCCGGTCTTCGCATCAGTAAAGGCGGCATGTCGCCCAGTGCTCGCCGCCGTATGCGTAGAGCTGGTTAACTATGACATCCATCCCACTCAACCTTGGCTTAACTGTTGAGCGTCTTCTGGAAGAACTGGAAGATGTATTCCCACCCCTCAACCCTACACCTGAGACATCACTAAACCAGATCATGTATCGTGCTGGTCAACGTGATGTCTTGGAGTGGATTAAAAACAAACTCGATGAGGAGACTTAATCATGGGCGCTGGACGCCGACAGCATCACGCACAAGAACAAGCTAAACGTGATGCAGCTGCTGAAGCCGGTCGCATGAGAGCGATGATGGAAGAGCAGCAACGTGCCATGGAGGAACAACTGAAGATTCAACGCGAAGCTATGATGAAACAAACAGAAGCTATGCGTGAAGCTATGGCACCTGACATTCGTAAGACTACTGGAGCTACCCTTGGTGCTCAAAACCTTGGCGTCCGCAGCAGCCGTGCTCGTCGCCAAGCAACCGCTGCCACTGTTGGCAGAGGCATTTCTTCACTTCGTATCCCTCTTAACATCGGCGGTCAAGCCGGTGGTGGACTAAACATTGGTTAATTAAATGAACGCTAAAAGCAGGTACGATCATCTATCTAGCTACCGTTCTCAATTTCTAGACACAGCGGTTGAGTGCTCAAAGCTCACCATTCCTTACCTCATCCAACGTGATGAGTTCCGTGTTACCCATCAATCTCTCAAGCAACCTTGGCAATCCGTAGGTGCAAAGGGTGTAGTGACACTGGCATCCAAGTTGATGCTGTCTCTCCTGCCTCCTCAAACTACGTTTTTCAAGCTTCAACTTCGTGACGACAAACTCGGTGAGGAACTTCCTTCTGAGATGCGTTCAGAGCTTGACCTTAGCTTTGCCAAGATGGAGCGTATGGTTATGGATTCGATTGCTGCTTCCAGCGATCGTGTCGTTGTACACCAGGCTCTCAAGCATTTGGTGGTTGGTGGTAATGCACTGATATACATGGGTAAGGATGGGTTGAAACATTACCCACTTAACCGCTACGTTGTTGATAGAGATGGTAACGGTAACGTAATTGAGATCGTAACCAAAGAACTAATTAACAAAAATCTTCTACCGAAAGAGATTGTAGAGAAGCCCCGTCCTTTGCTTGATGAAGGTTTTTCACATGAGAACGACGTAGAGGTATATACTCATGTACGCTTAGACAACAATCGTTGGCTCTGGCATCAAGAGGTTTATGGTAAAGTTATTCCAGGCTCCGAAAGTAAAGCTCCAAAGGATGCTAGTCCTTGGCTTGTACTGCGCTTCAATTCTGTCGATGGCGAAAACTATGGACGGGGTAGAGTTGAGGAATTCTTGGGAGATCTTAAGTCGCTTGATGCACTTTCCCAGGCACTCGTAGAAGGCTCTGCAGCAGCCGCTAAGGTCGTCTTCGTGGTATCACCCTCTAGTACCACTAAAGCCCAAACGCTGGCGAAGGCAGGCAACGGTGCGATCGTTCAAGGCAGACCCGATGACATCGGTGTCATCCAAGTTGGTAAGACTGCTGACTTCAGCACCGCCTCTAACATGTCTATTAATCTTGAGCGGCGTTTGTCTGACGCATTCCTCATTATGAGTGTTCGTCAGGCAGAACGAGTTACCGCTGAAGAGGTGCGACTAACTCAGCTTGAACTTGAACAACAACTTGGTGGACTGTTCTCCCTGTTGACTGTTGAGTTCCTGCTTCCTTACCTCAATCGTAAACTGTTGGTCTTGCAACGCAGTGGACAACTACCAAAAATTCCTAAGGATTTGGTTAATCCTACTATTGTTGCAGGAATTAATGCTCTTGGTCGTGGTCAAGATCGTGAGTCTCTCACTTCCTTCATCATGACTATTGCTCAGACGCTTGGACCTGATGCATTGATGCAATACATCAACACTGATGAAGTCATCAAACGTCTGGCAGCTGCACAAGGTATTGATGTACTCAACCTTGTGAAGTCTATGGAACAGATTCAGCAAGAACAAGCTGACGCTGCTCAACAACAGGAAGACATGGCTATGATGCAACAAGCCGGTCAACTGATGAAATCACCCCTGGCTGATCCGACCAAAAACCCAATGGCAGCTGAGACTGTGAATGCGGCTATGGGCGAGGATGTCATTCCACCAATGCAATAATTATGGCAGAAATTTTATCTTACGATCCAGCTGGTGATCCGGAAGTGGTCGGAGCAATTGAATCCGATCAGGCTGAGTCTCTGGCTATCGGTGAAGAGATGATCAACCAAGCTAACTCTCGGTTGGCTGGAAAGTACAAAGATGCACAAGAGCTTGAAAAAGCTTACATTGAACTTGAAAAGAAACTAGGTTCTAACGATGCACAACAAGAAACGTCGGAACCAGAAGCTGAAGATCAGCAAGAACCCACTGAGTATGCTCCGCAAATCCAAGCCATTAGTCGGGCTGCGGAAGAGTATGAGTCGAAAGGTGAACTGAGTCCTGAAACTCTTGCTCAATTTGAGCAGATGTCCAGTAAAGAACTTGTTCAAGCATATTTTGAATATGAACAAAGTCTTCCTGCTATGGAAGCACCTCAAGCTGTAGAGCTTTCACAGGCGGACGTCAACAGTATTCAAAACTCTGTGGGTGGTGAAGCTGCTTATCAACAACTCGTTGGTTGGGCAGCACAAAACTTCTCAGAAGCTGAGATTCAAGCCTTTGATAACGTTGTTGATTCTGGTAACGTTGCTGCCATTAATTTGGCACTTGCTGGACTTCAAGCACGTTACACTGACGCAAATGGTTACGAAGGTAAAATGATTCAAGGTAAAGCTGCTGCACCTGCTGACACATATCGTAGTCAAGCAGAGGTAGTACGGGCAATGTCCGATCCCCGTTATGATCGTGACCCCGCATATCGTAATGATGTGATGGAGAAACTTGCACGATCTAATCTTAAATTCTAATTATGTCTGACCATCCCTACGGTGTTCCACATAACGAACGCGCTGAGCAGCTTAATGGTCGCCTGGCTATGCTTGGCATCGTGGCTGCTCTTGGCGCTTATGCGCTGACTGGACAAATCATTCCGGGTTACTGGTAATGCCTTACGATAAGTATTCTCCAAAACAGAAGAAGCTTGCAGCAGTAGCTGGTGATAAGAAAAAGATCACCGCTGCTGATTTGAAAAAAGTCCGTTCTACTAAAAAGAAGAAATAATCATGCCCCAAGGTAAAGGAACTTACGGTACTAAGAAGGGTCGCCCACCCAAAAAAGGAGGCAAAAAGTAATGGCTAAGCCTGGTCTTTATGCAAACATCCACGCCAAACGCAAACGTATCGCTGCGGGCAGTGGTGAAAAAATGAGAAAGCCTGGGGCTAAAGGCGCACCCACGGCTGCTAACTTTAAACGCGCCGCTAAAACTGCTAAACGAAACCTCAAAATTAAGAAATGAAATTCCTCGCTATCCTCCCCGCCGCTGCTCTGCTGGCTGCCCCTGCTTTCGCTGCTCCTTATGTGAACGTGGAAGCAAACTCCGGTTTCACCGGGTCTGATTACACTGGCACCTCTACTGACTTCCACGTCGGTGTTGACGGTTCCGAAGGTACTGCTTCTTGGTATCTCCAAGGCGGTCCTACTGTTGTCTCTCCTGATGGCGGTGCAGCTGAAACTATCCTGACTGCTAAAGTTGGTGGTGGTGTCGGCGTAAGCGAGAAGCTCTCTGTGTACGGCGAGATCTCTGCTGCCTTTGATGACGTGAATAGCTACGGCACTAAGGCTGGTCTGAAGTACCGCTTCTAATTCCCACTGTGGTGGGAGGGAGGCACAACGTACTTATTTAATTAAATGACCGCAACTATTGCACTTCGTAAGGAGTCATCTTGGGAGCAGTTTTGTTCCTGGGTGACTTCCACTAACAATCGTCTTTATGTTGGTTGGTTTGGAACCTTAATGATTCCTACCTTGCTGACCGCCACCATTTGTTTTATTGTAGCATTCGTTGCTGCACCACCTGTTGACATTGATGGAATTCGTGAACCCGTCGCAGGCTCCTTGTTGTACGGAAACAACATTATTTCGGGAGCCGTCGTTCCGAGCAGCAATGCCATCGGACTACACTTCTACCCAATTTGGGAAGCTGCTTC